ACACTTATGTTGGTTCTGCTGCTCCTGATACCAACCTTGAGCCAGATCAAGACCTAACAATTTACAACGACGACAAAGTACGTTTGACTAAGTACTATGGTTTAGTGCCACGAGAGCTTCTAGATGCCGCTACAAGCGACGATGACGAAGAAGCAGTAGGCGAGGAAGGGTCAGATTCAAAGTACGTAGAGGCCGTTGTAGTGATCGCTAACGGCGGTATACTTCTTAAGGCTGAAGAAAACCCTTACATGATGCAAGACCGTCCTGTTGTTGCATTTCCTTGGGATGTAGTACCCGGACGTTTTTGGGGTCGTGGTGTATGTGAAAAAGGATATAACAGTCAGAAAGCACTTGACACAGAACTACGCGCACGTATTGATGCACTCAGCCTAACTATTCACCCAATGATGGCTATTGACGCGACTAGGCTCCCACGAGGTGCTAAGCCTGAAGTACGTCCCGGTAAAATGATTCTTACTAACGGAGATCCTCGTGAAGTTCTGCAACCTTTCAACTTTGGTCAAGTCAGTCAAATCACTTTTGCTCAGGCCGGAGCCTTGCAGCAAATGGTACAACAAGCAACAGGAGCCGTTGACTCAGCAGGAATTGCAGGTCAGGTTAACGGCGAGGCTACTGCCGCTGGTATTAGTATGTCTCTTGGCGCTATTATTAAACGTCACAAGCGCACACTGATTAATTTCCAACAGTCATTTCTTATTCCGTTTGTTAAGAAAGCCGCATATCGCTATATGCAGTTTGATCCCGAAAACTACCCCGTTGCGGACTACAAGTTTAACGCAAGTAGTACCCTTGGTATTATTGCTAGAGAGTACGAAGTTACTCAGCTTGTACAACTACTACAGACTATGGATCGACAGTCACCACTGTACAACACATTGATTCAAAGCATCATTGACAATATGAACCTGTCTAACCGTGAAGAACTTATTGCGGCTATGCAGCAAGCTATGCAGCCTAACCCAGAACAACAACAACTGGCTCAAGCAGCACAGCAGGCACAGTTACAATTCCAGCAGTCTCAAACGGCAGCACTGGCAGCACAGGCTCAAGAGTCTAATGCGCGGGCTACTAAGCTTGCCGCTGAAGCTCAAGCAGTACCTCAAGAACTTGAGATTGACAAGATCAATGCTATTACACGTAACCTACGTGAAGGCGATCAGGACGACAGAGAGTTTGAACGTCGTATGCGTGTAGCAGAAACACTGCTTAAGGAACGAGAAGTACAGGCAAAGGAGAAAGGTAACCAGCAAGTAGAAAAGCGTGACAACGAGACACGTCAAGCTGAACAAATGTTGATGCAACGTCTTAACCAAGAATGAACGTGGACTTAAAACTTACAGCCCTCTACGACAAGCTACTGTCTAAGATACAGGCAGTAGAAGCTATTCGTGGTGAAAAGGGTGACAAAGGAGATCCCGGACCTACAGGCGAAAAAGGACCAAAAGGCGACAAGGGCGACACTGGTGTAGGTAAAGACGGTAAGGACGGTGTTGACGGTAAGAACGGAGAAGACGGTTCTAACGGGGAAGACGGAGTAGGTGTTCAGGACGCCACAGTGGACTTTGACGGGCATTTAGTATTGACCCTTACTAATGGTGAGGAAGTAGACGCAGGCTCTGTGAAGGACATTAACGAGGCTCAGGCACCTAATGTCTATAACATCTCTATGGGTAGCATGGCTAGTCGTGCAGATCTTAAAAATGCTACGGCTAAGATTATTACTGCTAACCATACAACAGGTGGCTCTGAGATCCTTAAAGTTACGTCTGGTGTTGTTATCAATCTTAGAGAACATCCACAAGATCGTGAAACAGTTATTGTTAACTGCCGTACAGACGACAGAATTGACATTGTAGGTGAAATTAATATTGTTAATATGTCTTACTACGATGTAGCTAAGTACAACATTAACGAGTTTGGAGCTAGAAGTATTATTGTTGAGCAGGACGATACAACACTGCATCTGGTGTATATCCAAGAATTCAAAGAGTGGTTAGCAATCTAATGAGTTACATACCACAATCTAGAGCAGACTTAGGTATAGCGCAGGCGTATGAGGTTTCAGGTAGTCATACTACTTCTGGGACTGAAATACTCCGCTGTAGTGCAGACGTAGACATAGTGTTAAACCCAACACCTAAAGATCGTGAAACGGTAATGGTAAAGCTGACTACAGCCAACACCGTAAAGATTATAGGCGATATTAACATTACGTCATCGTCATCGTTTTTTAATATTGCACAATACAACATAGACGAATTTGGTGGCACAACAATTACAATTAATACGCCAGACACTACGGTTATCTTTATATATGTTCGTAAGTTTGGAGAATGGTTCCCTTACAATTAGGATAAAACATGTTAACAAACACTGAGTTTCAAATGTTCTTAAATAGAATGCAAGATATGGTAAGCCCTTTAGAAGAACGAATAGAAGAGCTAACAAAGCAAGTAGAGGAATTACAAAATGCCAGCAAAGAAAGACCCAAAACTAGCACGGGCAGGAGTAAGCGGGTACAACAAACCAAAGCGGACTCCTAATCATCCTAAAAAGTCTCATGTAGTTGTTGCTAAGGAAGGCGACAAAGTTAAAACTATTCGTTTTGGTGAGCAAGGCGCTAAGACCGCAGGTAAGCCTAAAGCAGGTGAATCTGATCGCATGAAGAAAAAACGAGCATCGTTTAAAGCACGACACGCTAAAAACATTTCTAAAGGTAAAATGTCAGCCGCTTATTGGGCTGATAAGGTTAAATGGTGATGGCTAAAGGCGTAAAACATTACAAGCGTGATGGCGCTGAATACAAAGGCGGTACGCATAAAATGCCTGATGGTTCGTTGCACTCAGGTAAAACTCATGGGAAAACATCTGTAAAACTTTTCCATTTTGAAGATCTGTCTAAGGCAGCAAAGGAGAAAGCTATGCCCGGTTATGGAATGAAGTCAATGAAGCCTAAAAAGAAAAAGCCTGCGTTACCTAAGCGTGGTCAACGCACAATGACTAATCGAAAGAAGAAGAAGTAATCATGCCAAAAGCAAAGAGTAAGTCACCAACGCCTAAAAACAAAGCATTGTATGCTCGTGTTAAGGCAGAAGCTAAACGTAAATATAAAGTTTGGCCTAGTGCTTATGCTTCAGGTTGGTTGACTAAAGAGTATAAGAAACGTGGTGGCACTTATGAGTAAAGCTGAAGGCGGACTAACTAAGTGGTTTAATGAAAACTGGGTAGACATTAAAACAGGTAAACCCTGTGGACGTAAGTCAGCTACCAAAAGTAAACGACCCTACCCTTCTTGTAGACCTAAAGCTGTTGCAGATAAAATGACAGCAGCAGAAAAAAAATCTTCTGCTCGACGTAAAACAGGACCAGCCAAAATTAAACATGCAGTCACGGCTTCAGGACGAAGAAGAAAAACTTCTAAAAAGTCTTGACATTTGATAAAAAGTATGCTATAATATAACTATATAGTATAACTTTTGAGGAAACTATGACACCCGAGCTTGAAACTTACTTTGACAACTACAACGAACTCTTCAATTCAGAAGGTTTCAAACAACTCGTACAAGAGCTTTCCAGTAACGCAACACAGTTAGCTGATATTCAAACAGTAAAAGATCAGGAAGATTTATATTTCCGTAAAGGTCAAGTAGCTGCTTTTGCAACTGTTATCAATCTTCAAGGCACTATTGAAGCAGCGCGTGAACAAGCAGAAGCTGAAGAACAAGAGCCTGTAGATGTATAAGATTTATGACTTCCGTTGCACAAACGGACATGTCTTTGAAGAATTTGTAAAGAGTGGTACTACAACCAGTAGGTGCGGTTGCGGTGCCAACGCTACAAAGATGGTATCTGCCCCGTCTTTCCACCTTAACGGTTCCGATGGTTCATTCCCCGGAGCGCATATGAAATGGGTTAGGGAACACGAAAAAGCAGGTAAAAAATAAATATCTCCATAATGATAACGATCACGGAGTTTAATAATGTCAAGAGCAATGATTGTAGATCCACAACCTGAAGAGGATAATGTGGACGAAATCGAAACCAACGAAGTACAAAATGAGATTCAACAAGAAGTAGAAGTTGAGCAACCTCAAGAACCAGAAACAACCTTACCAGATAAATATCAAGGTAAGTCTTTAGAAGAAGTAGTACAGATGCACCAAGAGGCTGAAAAGCTCCTTGGCCGTCAGTCTTCTGAAGTAGGTGAACTTCGTAAAGTCGTGGATGATTACATTAGTACTCAAACACAATCAGCACCTCAACCACAACATGTTGAGCCTGAAGACGATATAGACTATTTTACAGATCCTCAAGCGGCTGTCAACCGTGCAATTGAGAATCATCCTAAGATACGTGAAGCAGAACAGTACACAGCAGATTATAAGAAACAAGCTGCTTTGGCTGCTCTAAATAACAAACATCCAGATATGCAAGAAATTCTTGGTGATCCCAAATTTGCAGAATGGATTAAAGCTTCAAAAATTAGGACTCAGTTGTTTGTAGCGGCTGACCAACAGTATGATTCTGACTCTGCTGATGAACTGTTTACACTCTGGAAAGAACGTAAAACAGTTGCACAGCAAACTGCCCAAGTTGAAAAACAGGCACGGAAGCAAACACTGAAGGCGGCTAATACAGGTAATGCACGAGGTAGTGCTGAAGGGACACGTAAGAAAGTATATCGCAGGGCCGACATTATTAAACTAATGAAAACTGACCCAGAGCGTTACCAAAGTTTGTCAGAAGAAATCTTTCAAGCATACGCAGAGGGTCGTGTAAAGTAATCTAGGAGATTATCATGGCTACTGTACCATATCCCGGCGCCACGGGTATTACTGGCAAAACTGAAGCGGCAACTTTTATTCCAGAAATCTGGAGTGATGAGATCATTGCTGCTTACCAGAAGAACCTCAAGATGGTTCCTCTTGTAAAGAAGCTTGGCATGACAGGCAAGAAGGGCGACAAGCTCCACATCCCTAAGCCTACTCGTGCAGACGCAAGTGTCAAGGCTGAGAACGCTGCTGTTAACATTATTGCTAACACTGAGAGCGAAATCCAAGTAGACGTTAACCGTCACTTTGAGTACTCACGTCTTATTGAGGACATCGTAGAAGTACAAGCACTTAACAGCCTCCGTCAGTTCTACACTGAAGATGCTGGTTATGCTCTTGCTACTAAGATCGACACTGACCTTCACGCTGTTGCTACTGGCTTCGGTGACGGAACAATGACTCTGTCTCCAACTGCTACTAGCTACCAGAACAGTGCTGCTTTCTTCAACAACAACGGCACTACTACTGCGTTTACTGGACAGGCTCTCCCAGCTAACACTGAGTTCAGCGACGGTTTCTTCCGTGACATGATCCAGAAGCTTGATGACAACAACGTTCCAATGGAAGATCGTTGCCTTGTTATTCCTCCTTCTGCGCGTAACTCAATCATGGGTATCGACCGCTACGTGTCTTCTGACTTCGTATCTGGTCAAGGCGTCCAGTCTGGCCTTATCGGTAACTTGTACGGTGTAGACGTTTACGTTTCTAACAACTGTGCAACTATCGCCTCAGGCA